TCAGTCGTCGGTGCGCCGATATCGTTCGCGCACCCGACGAGCATAGTCGTCATCGCCAGCGCTTTCGGGATGCTCGATCGCATCGCTCGATCTCCTCGCCTTGTCGATATTGTCGAGAATCGTCGCAAGGCCGTTCGCGATCGACGCGGCTTCCCCCGCTCGAATCAACCGGCGCCGGCCGAGATAGTCGGCCAGCTGTCCGAGCAGCGCGACCAGGCCCGAAAGCAGGGCAATCCAGGACATGGGGCGCTATGCCGCCCTGCGATTCGGAACGAGCCAGATCAGCAGCGGCGTCATCACGGCGGCGATCGCGTTGACGGCGTCCTCGCCAAGTCCGAGGTTCCAGCCGAGCAGATTGTTCGCGAGGAATATGAGCGCCATCAGGACCGCGGCGATGGCCTTATCGATGCTGGTGAACATCCGTCTCTCCATGGGTTGAAAGGGCAAAGCGATGGCACCGGAGGACGCGACGGGTCCATCCGAGGCCGTAAATCGCGAAGGTCGGCAATTCGGTGTAGCGTTTGAGGCGGCGCGCGAGGAACTCGTCGATGAGGGTGGTGTCGGTGGTTGCGGCGCGGGCCATCGTTTTTCGGCCCAGCACCCCGTCGTCGGCGAGGGCGAGCGATCGCTGCAGCAGCTTTATGCTCGTGCCGACGCCCATATTGACCGCCGTGTCGAAGACCGAGACCGCCAGGGCGGGCGGTAGACGGTCGCCCTGCAGCTTTGTCCAGAATTCGCGGTGATAGATCGCGATGGCGTCGTCGCGGGAGAGATCGCCGATATCGAGGTTCGGAAAGCTTCTTTTCGAGATGCCGAACTTCGTCTCGCCGCCCGGATCGCGCGCATCGTCGACATGACCGCCTTCCTCCGCCAGCAGGAACTCGACGGCAGCCAGGAACAGGTCGGAATGACTCATTGGCCGCTTCCGAAGATGATCTTCCAGAGATGCGAGCCGATCCCGCCGCCGGTGAAGCTGAAAGCGCCGAGCAGCCCGAGCCCGATCCATCGTTCCCGTTTCAGCCGCTCCACGTCCGGTTTCAGCTCGTCGAGGATCGCCTTCATCTGGGGAACGATAGAGAGGCCGGCCTCCAGGCTGTCGAGTTTCGTCAGTATCTCCTTGCGGTCGCGCTGCGCGCTTTCGGTCGCTTCCTGCAGCCGACCGATCACGGCCGAGAGCTCATGGATATCGCCGGTCATGCCTCCCCTCCGATCGCTGTCAGGCAACCTTCCAGAGCTCGACGATCCGATAGACCTCGTTCTCGCCCAGCGAATTGGCGAGACCGAGGCCGTTGGTGACGTTGTCCGTCGATCGGTACTGGAGCTGAAAGGTTTTCGAGCCGGCGATCGTGAGCTCGCCGCCGAGATAGGAATGGTTCGGATCCACGCCGTTCCAGCTCGCCTCGCTCGCGCTGCCGACGATGGTCGTCGTCGAGTCCGTCATGTTGCGAAGCCGGGTGGAGACCTTGTTGCCGGAGCCGCCGCCCCAGAGGGTCATGTGGGCGCCGATGCGATAGGTGCCTGCGCCGAGCGTGAACTGGTTGGAGGCCAGCGTGACGATGCCGCCGGCATCGTGGTCCTTCGTGTTGAGCGTCAGCGTCTGCCAGGAGCCGGAAGTCATGTTGCCGCCGTTGGCGCCGCTCGCGACCGTGTAGCTGAGCTTGGCGTAGCTGACCGCAAGCGACAGCGGGACGCCGTTCATATAGATCGCCTGCGCATTGATCGTGCCGGCGCCCCGGTCGGCGCCCGTGGGGTTTCCCACCACAACGCCGGCGCCGACATAGGCGCGCGTCGCGAGCGTTCCGGCGATCGTCACCTGGAGCGACAGCCGGCCATCCTCGCTGGCGTCGGCGGGATCGATGATCTCCGCCGCGAGCTTCGCATAGCTCAGGAGATTGCCGCCGCTGTCGCGCCCGCGAAGCGCCAGGGCGCCGAGGAGGTCGTTGGCGGCGGGCGTGGCGCTCAGCCGGTCCAGCGCGGCGACCGGCCCCTCGCCGGCGCCCGCGTCCGTGCTTTCGATCGAGAAAGCGCCGCGGAAGCCGTTGTCGCCCGTGAACTGGTTGTTGTCGGCGATACCGGCGGCGGCGAGCGCGCCTCGCGCCGCGACCGCATTGGAGGCCCCGGTACCGCCATCGCCGATCGACACCGGCAGCGAGAGCACGCCGATGGTCACATCCTGCGCGACGACCGGATTGCCGGATGCGTCGAACTTCAGATAGCGATTGGCCCGGTCCACGCTCGAGGGCAGCGTCGTCGTGAGGTTCGGGCTGTCGGTCACGGGAAGCTGCAGCGCCCGCGCCAGCTCCTCGGTCATCTCCTGGTCGCGCATCGCCGTTCGGTCGAGCCCCTTTTCGTGGCTCTCGGCCGGGAAGCTGTCGTTCGACGTATAGTCGATGAGCTGCGTGCGCGGGGTCTGCCGGCGGATGATCCATTCGACCGTTCCGCCCGGCGCCGACGAGGCGATGACGGTTCCCGTCGAGCCGCCGCCACCGGCGACCGTGTAGTGGGTGCCGGGAAGCTTCGCGGTCTCCTGCCCCGTGGCGACCACGCGCTCGAGGACCTGAATGTCGCCCGCTTCGAAGAACGGGAAGGTGATCGGAAAGGATGTCGTGCTGCCGTCGCCCATATAGGCGACGCGCGTGATGGTCGTGGATACCGTCATGGCTGTCCTCTATGTCTTCCGGCGATGCGGCCCGTGATCTCGTTAATGGTTCCTTGATCTCGCCGCTCGGCTGGTTCGGGTCGGCGTAGCGGGCAACCTCCCGGAGCCCTATATTTGGATCGGCGGCGCTCGGTTCCCGGCTACCTGCGGTAGGCCGTATAGCCTGGGGGGCTTCCGAAAAGGGAGTTGCATCAGGCGCTCCGGGGCCGCCATCTCCTACGTCTTCCGGCGATGCGGCGGCGGCCGGGTCAGCCGGCGAGCTTCCGGCCCTTGACGCTGGCACCGCCGGCTTTCGATCCGCCGCCGACCGTGCCGAGAAGCTGGCTGCCCGCCGCCGTCAGCCCGGTCAGGAGATCGACGCCGGCGTTGTATCGGTGCAGCCGCGACGCCGCCTCGTTTTGCACGGCGCCGATCTCGCCCTCATAGAGCGTCTGTCGCTCGGCGATCCGGCCCTCCTGCCCGAAATCGAAACCGAGATCGAGCGGCGAGCCGCTATTGCCGATCCCCGAGGCGGCGAGCGCCGCGCGCTGGCGCGCAAGCATTCGCCCCGTGTCGCTTGCTTGCCGCGCCGCAAGGAATCCTGCCTGCTGCCGCTGGGTCTTCGCCGCATTGTCCGCGACGCGGGCCTGGTATCGCTGGCTGTTCGCGCTCGCCATGGTGCCGAGCAGGGTCGAGGCCACGCTCAGCCCGACCGCGATCATGGGATTGCACATGGAAATCACCCGTCATTGGTGGTGAGCCGCGGCGCGATCGCGACCACGGTCAAGGGAAGCGGCTGGCGTTGCCGGACGAGCACATGGGCCGCCCGGTCCCAGCCCTTCGGAAAATCGACCACCTTGTCCCCGGTGAAAAGCGCGGGGCTGCTGCCCATCGGCGTGGTGGCGCCGCGGAACGGGACCTCCTCGAGCAGGCCGGGCTCATAGCCGATCTCGCAGCCGAGGCTGCCGAAGAGCCGCACCGCGGCCCGATGGATCCGGCGCGGCCTGGCCAGCGCCGTACCGTCCGCGGCGCCGGCCTCGAGGTCCAGCGTCTCCAGCAGGCTCTCATAGGCGAGCCCTGCCTGCACCACGACCGAGGGCCGATCGAGCGCAACGGTTCCGTCGAGGACGGTTCGGTCCGGATGCGTCGCGCCATCGGCAAGAAGCTGGACCGTCTCGCCCTCGAGATGCTGGAGCCCGCCGACCTCGGTGACCGCCCTGCCCCACCATGCGACGGCCGTGCCCTGCAGGCTCGCGGGAATGTCGTCGAGCAGCGTGACCAGCGCGGTCGCCGCATCCTGCACGAACTGGACCATGACCGAGACGGCCGGCCAGACCTCGCCTTCGCGCCGGAAGCGGTAGACGCGGCCGACATCCTGCACACCGAACGGCGTGTGACCGGCCGCCGCCAGGGTCTTGCTCTGCCCCACCGTCCAGGGCGGGCCGCCGGCGAGCGCCAGGGTTTTCGCGGGATCGCCGTTCCAGCCGTCATAGGTGAGCCCGCAATCGACGAAGAAGGCGTCGTCCTTGGCGCTCGCCGGCTCCGGCCAGAACTCGTCCGCGAGATATTCGATATGCCGCTTCGATGATCCGTCGATACGCCGTTCGATGGCGAGCCATAGCCGGTCATGCTCCGCCGCCGGAATGGTCGCGGCCGAGATCGCCTTGACCTCGGCGCCGCCGAAGCTATGCCGATGCCAGCCAATGACGTCCTGATCGCGCAGATAGGTGAGCGCGACGCAGGACCCGTCCTTGCACACGACCCAGAGCGCCGCCCAGGGCTGTTGTTGCCAGACGGTCTCCTTCATGCCGCTTCGCGTCAGATGCTGCGCGAGCAGCGTCATTTCCGGCGCGCCATAGCTGTCGGTGTCGAAGCGGTAGGCGATCTCGTAGAGCCGCCGGCCCGCGCGCTGGACGAACAGCACCGCATTGCCGATGCGCAGCGGCGAGCTGTCCGCGGCGCCGATGGTGGATTGGCCGCGTACCGTCACATTGGTCGGCGTCAGCGCCTCGTTGAGGTTCGAGGCCTGCACCGTGAACTCGCCGCCGATCGTGCCGAGCGTCAGAACCTTGCCCGGCGCCAGCCATCGGATCGCGTTCACCTGGTTGTCGGCGATGGTGAAGGTCATCGCCGTGTCGTCGAGCACCTGGCTCGCATTGTCGGTCGGCGCGAAGGTCTCGTAGGCGCCGCTCGCGGAGAGCCAGCAAGTCTGCGGCTGAAACCGCGAATTGGCGAAGCCGAGCCGCTCCTCGTAGAAGGCGATCGCCGCCGGATAGCCGCGCACCGCCGACCAGGCGCCTTCGCGCCATCGGGTGGTCGCGACCGTGGCCGGCAGCGTGCCGATCACGTCGGCCGTCACCTGGGTGGCGCTGCTATAGCCCGTGATCCTGGCCCAGCCATGGCCGTTATGGAGATAGGTCCAGTTGACGCCGCCGTCGCTCTCCGTGCCGCTGCCGTGCAATGGGGGCCGCTTGCCAGAGGTTCCGGTGCTCGCGGCCAGGTACACCCGGTTCGCATGAGTGACCTTGCTGCTGCCCGAGCTGTAGCCGGTTCCCTCGCTCCAGGCGTCGTAATTGAGATGGCCCGCCTTCTCGGCGATGCGCCAGAGCGATCCGACATGCTCCGGCTGAAACAGGTTGCCGGACGCGGTGAGAGTAATGCCATTTCCAGAAGTGGCGCTCGGCGTGATCGTCGTCGCGGTCAGATTCTCGTCGAGATAGGGTCCGTCGACGAACGGGATGGCGGCGAGCGTCCAGCTCGCATGGCTCGTCCGGCTGAGCTTCTGCGGCGGATGATCGGGATGCACCAGGAACAGCACATCCGCCGACTGCGCCCATTTCAGCGCGGCGAGATCCGCCGCCTCATAGGGCGTGGCGATCTCGACCGGCGTGCCGGGCGGATCTTCGATCCGTCCCTCGTCCATGTAGAATCGGAAATAGAGGTCGCCCGCCTCGATGACATAGGCCTGCTCGGTCGAGAACTGGAACGGGATCAGCCTGACCTCGCCGCCGGTCTTCGCTTCGGCGACGAAGCGCGTGCCGGGACGTCGCACCGCGGGTCCCTGCGATGTCGCGATCATGTTTTCGAGCCGGCGGCAGGCACTCGCATATTTCGCGAGATCGGGCCGGCCATGCAGCAGCGGCGACCATTCGCCGGCATTGAAGCTGGTCAGCAGCGGCGAGGATCGGGGCATGAAGACTCCTCCTCCGGGACCCGCGCGAGCGGGGTTGGCGGGGCGGCCGCGAGCGCGGGGTAGTCCTAAAGCGACCCGCGCAAACGGGGTTGGCGGGGCGGCCGTGAGCGCGGGGGATCATGTTCTGCTCTCGAGCCATTCCGACGCCGTGAGGCGGTCGGGCGTGCCTTCCTGGGCGTCGATCGCACGCGCCTCGGCGAGCTTGTCGCGGTAGCTGCGGGCGAGCGTCTCGGCGAGGCTCGCGGAACCGGCCAGCGCATAGCTGAGCTCGGCCGCGAGCCGCGCCGAGATCGTGTCGGCAAGCAGCGGCCCGAATTCGTTCGGATCGCTCGCCCGGCCCACATAGAGAAGGCTGAGCGGCGGCCCGTCATTGGTGAGGATGCGCCGGCCCTCGATGCGGTAGGGCAGGCTGCGTCCGTCGATCTCGCCTTCGAGCTGCAGCACCCGCAGGCAATAGGGCGGCTCCGGCCCTTCCGGCAGCGCGTAATGGAAGAGGAATCCCCAGGCGGGCGCATCGCTGAGCGCCGGCAGGCTGGCGCGCCGGATCGCCGGGTTCCAGGGATAGGCGCGCAGCACCGCGTCGCGGCAGCGCTCGTAATTGCGCCGGCAGAGCCGCCCCGCCCGCGTATCGTCGTCGATCGAGAGGATCGGATCCGCGCCGATCAGGTCGAGCGCATGGTTGCAGATGGAGACATCGGAAATCGTCATGCATCGGGCTCCGGATATCTGGTCGGCGTCGCGGCGATAGCAGGCGCCGCCTTTTATCGACCCGCCATGCGGAAGGAGGCGGGAGAGCCTGTCGACAGAGCGCCGAGAAATCGAACGCCGCCGGCTCTCCCGCCGGCGCTTCAGTCGAGCGTGTAGAACAACATCACCCGGAGCGTGCCCGAACCGGGGAGGCTGGCCGCGCCGATCGTGATGAAGACGATCTCCTCCGCCGTCAGCGGCTCGCCGACATTCGCCGCCACGCCGAAGAGCGTCGGCGTGTCGGTCGCGGTGAAGGTGGCCGCCGCGCGGTATTTGCCGGTGGTGCCGGCGATGCCGATCGCGACGGTCGAGGAGCCGAGCGTGACGCTCGTGGTGAGCGTGCCGTAGAGCAGACGCGCGCCCTTCGGCAGCCGCGCCACCTCGATCGTGTCGGAGGTTGCCTGGGTCGCAAGCGTGATCTTCTCGTTGAAGACCCGCACGCGACCATGGACGTCGGCGACCGCGGGCAGGTCCTGCGGCACCGTGTTGCGCAGCTTGGTCATCTGCGCGCCATAGAAGACGGTCATCGGAATGACTCCTGTAAAAAAAGCGGCGAGGGGCGCGGCGGCGGCGGCAACAGGGGGCTTGCCCCCGCCGCGCGCCCCTGCCCTGCGGCCGGGGCGACGGCAAGATCCGTCGGCCCGCGGACGCGCAATGGCGATGATCGGAAGCATCGAGCGACCGGAGGCGAGGTCCCGGCGCTTGGAGCCGGGCTTCGCCTCCGGCCCCGGCGGCTAGGCCTGCGTCGCGATCTCCACGACGCCCTCCTCCTCCATCCGGGTCGCGCCCACGCTCATGCTGTAATAGACCTGCGTGGCGTAGGACTTGTCGGACCGCTCGGTGATGCGCGCCGTCGGCGCCTGGCCGATGGCGAGCGTGATCGCCGACTGCCGCCAGGCGAGGCAGGCCCGGTCGCTGCCGCCGACCACGAGCCCCGTCCGCTGGCTGCGGATGAAGCGGAAACCGAGGAAGCTGTCGATCTGCCCGGCCACCAGCGCCTTCACCGTGTTGTAGTCGGCCGATTTCACCTCGGTGGTGTTGAGCAGCACCGTGATGTCCTTGGCCGGACAGGCGAGGAAGCGCGGCTCGTCCGGATCGTTCTCCGCCGCGTCGAGGATCTCTTTCGTCGCGAGCAGCTTCGCGAGCGTCAGCCCCGAGGCGTTCACCGGCACCTTCTGCCCGCCCGGCAGCGTGACCGGGCTCTGCCCGCTCTTGCCGGTTTTCGCGGTGCCGTTGGCCGCCGCCACGATGACGTCGTCCGTCGCGCGCCCCATCGCGAAGGCCGCGGCCTGCGCGTAGAAGCTGGTCGGGTCGCTGAGGGTGCGCACCCGGTCCTGGCGGTCGATCAGGTCGGAATATTCGTAATCCTCGAGCGTCACCTGGCGCCGGCTGTGCGGCGTCTCGGTGAAAGGCGTGTCGGCATGGCGCGAGCTGCGCTTGACCGCCGTGGCGGCACCGATCTGGTCGAAATAGGCGGTATCGCCCGTGACCGCTTCGCTGCGCACCGCCTCGCGGAAGCGCGAGCCCTTCTGCTGCACGAGCATCTGGACGTTCGAGCTGAAATTCTGCACGAACGCCGTGGTGATCTGAAAGGACATGCTGTCCCTCCTCCAGTGGCTGGTTTCTGCGACTGATCGGAGGGTTGCCCGAACTCTTCGGGCCCCCGCGCGACGAGGGTTGGTGTGGCGGCTCGTCGCGCGGGGTCCAAAGAAGCCGGACCCGGTTCCTCGGAGCCTTCACGCGGGGCCCCGTCTTCGCGGCCTGCTTCCAGGCTGACGACCGGAGCCCTGCCGGCGGGGATCGCTGCCGGCGGGGTTCTTCCGGATTTGCGCTGCCTCCGCCCGGGCGCCATCGCCGCCGATGCCGCCGCCCGCGAACGCAGCCTCGCTCGAATTTCTGGACGATCGGCCCGCTCGACCGCGAGCGGCGCTCAGCGCCGCCGCGACGGCGTCCGATTATCGGCCTCGGTCCTTGTCGCGTTCCGCCCGAGCACGAACCCGTGGAACCGCTCGGCGAGCGCCAGCAGCTCCTCCGCCGTCGAGCCCGCCGTCCGCAGCTCCAGCGCCGCCCGCAGGCAGCCCAGCCGCATCTCCTCTTCGCTCATCGCGCGCTCCGTTGGTGAAAAATGAAAATCGCACTGACGTCTACTTGCCCCACGCGCCGCCCGCGGAGATGGCGGGGCGGCCATGGCCGAACAGAACGCCGTCCCCAACCCCACCCACCAACCCGCGCGCCGCCCATGGGGGTGACGGCGCAGCTATGGGCGAAGAGAAACTCCGTCGTCAGCCACACCCTCCAATCCGCGCGCCGGCCATGGGGATGGCGGGGCGGCCATGGGCGGCGCGCGAAACAGACTCGCGAAACAGAATCTGCGTGAGGGCTACAGTCCCGGCCGTCGCAACGAGCCCTCGCCGGAACGACTGGGCCCTCTCCCCTCACGCAGGAAACGCCGCGCTGTAGAGCGCCTCCAGCTCGCGCACGAGCCGGCCATGGTCGGGATGGGTCTTGTCGACGAGCGGATGGCGCGGGTCCTTCATCGCCTCGCCGCGCACCCGCCGGATCTCGGCCTCCGCGTCGGCCGGCGTCAGCCGCCCCGCGCCGTTGCCGGCGCCGAGCATCCGGTCCTCCCCCATGCTCTCGCCGATCCGCGCGAAGAGCTTCAGCACCGCCGCCGCCCCGATCGCCTGCTCCAGCCGGTCGAGCGTCGCCGGCTCCTCGGCGAAGGTCTCGGCGGCGCGCCGCGCGGCCGCGAGCTTCGCGTCCCGCGCCGGGCCCCAGTCGCGGGCGAGCGCCGCCTCGAGTTCCTCCTGCGCCAGCCGCTCCGCCGACGCCGCCTCCTGGCGCAGCGCCGCCTGCTGCTCGAGGAAGCCGTCATGCAGCGCCGCCGCCATGCGGTCCGGCACTCCCGCCTTGTGGAACGCCCCGCGCGCCCAGCGCGCCAGCCCCTCGTCATAGCCCGTCGCCCCCGCCGGCGGCCCGAAGCTGTAGCCCTCGGGCTTCGCCGGCCGGCCGAGCTTCTGCCAGACCGGCTCCCAGGCTTCCGGCCCCGCCTCCTTGCCCGGCAGCGCGATCTTGTCGGCCCCGAGCAGCCGCTCCAGCGACTGATAGCTCCGCACCGCCTCGGCCGGGCTCGCCCAGCCCTTGGCCTCGGCGAGGCTCCGGAGATCGGGGTCGAGCGCCTGGCTCCAGTCGCCCGGCGCGGCAGGACCCTCGGCGGTCTTCGGTGCGGGCGGGAGAACGGGATCGGCGACAGAGGTCACGCGCGGCGCGCCTGCGGCAATGCTGCCCTCCGCGGCCAGGGATGGATCGGTCAACGCATGTCTCCTTGAAGAAGAGGGGTCGGGCGACGCGGTAGGCTGCGGCGCATCCGGCACTCCGCGACGGTGCCTTACTTATGCCTTATTGGGTTGTATATTAAATTATACTGCTACTTTTAGAGGCTATCATGCGCGTTTGCACGTGTCTTTGCCTGCCGGCTCTTCTCGTCCTGCTCGGCGGCTGCGCCCGCGACTATGTGCCGGTGGTCAACTCGACGATGCTGGTGGCGCCGATGACCTGGTACGACGGCCGCATGAGCCGGCCCGTCGCCTGCTCGCCGGATCGCGTCTACTTTCCCTCGGGCTCCGCCGAGATTACGCCGGAGATCGCCGCCTGCCTGCGCACCAAGATCCCGCTGATGAATGTCGACAGCTTCTGGCTCGTCGTGGGCTCGGCCGATCATCAGGAAGCCGCCACGGAGCGGGAGCGGATCGAGCTGATGCGTCGCCGGGCGGAGAATGTCCTGGCCTTCTTCAAGACCTATGCGAACTATTCCGGAAAGGACTCGGGCGCCATAACCTCCGTCGGGTCCTATCTCAATCGCTCCCCATCCATGAGCCCGGCCGATTACCATCAGGAGTTCCGGATCGTCGCAATCCGCTAGGGCTGTGCCTCTTAGGGATAGAGGCTGTTCGCGATGAAATCGGCGACGTGCTTCGCGTGTTCCTCTCTTGGCTGCCTTTTGTAGCCCTCCATGTCGCCTTTGAAAAGACCGCGGCTGGGATCGATGTACATCCAGGGCTGCTGCAGCAGGAACAGCTCCGCCAGCGGGAACATCGGATCGGACTCCGCGATCTTCCCCTGGGAGAAGCGTTTCATGATTTCCCACTGATAGGCATGCACCGTTTCTTCGACGATCCGTGCGGGGATATCGACAGGTGCGAAGAACAACGCTCCCGCGTCCTTCGGGGAGTCGAGATCGATCGGATTGACCTCGATCGTTTTGGTGGCTTCCATGAAACGGGCTGTAACGACACCGTCGGCGGTCCGCGGAAGCTTGTCGTTGAAGACGATCGGAGGCGCGACGATGCCAAAGGGTTGCGCCGTATGCTCGGCGAGCCGCCCCAGGATATCTTGCCACTGCGTCGGCCCGAGACTGGCCCAGGCGCGCAGCCCTTCCGCGACGACCGGATCCGCCCGGATTGAGCGCGTGATCTGCTCGTAAATGGGCGCCTCATAAGCGAGGAGCGCGGGCTCGATCGGCTGCACCACGAACAGGTCGCGCATGGCGATCCGGTCGGCATCCGTGATCGCTGACTCGGGCTGCGCATACCAGTATTTCAGGAGATCGATCTTTCGCGCCGGCGTCAGCGTTCCGGCGCCGCCGTCCTGGACGATGGCGATGTCCCGCCGCGCTTGCTCGGGATCGGTCGGCCCCATCCGGACGGAAAAGTGCCAGGGGCGGGGCGCCTTGGGCGAGGCGCTCGGCGCGGTGGGTGCAGGGGCCATGCTGTCCGCCGCCGGCGCATCCGCTGGCGCCGGTTGGCCGCCTTCCAGCAATCTTTCCTGCCCGTCGCCCCCGAGGATCGCCGCCGGGCTGCGTTCCTCTTCTCCGCCGAAGCCGAGCCTTTGCCGCGCCTCGTCCGGCAGCAGCCGGCGCTTCTCCGGCGGCACGCCGAGCTTCGCGAGATGTCGCTGATAGAGCGCGATGGCCGCGCCGAGCTTCGCGGGATCCTCGACGGCCGCCTCGATGGCCGCTGCGAGCATCGGCGCCTGGCGTCGCAGATAGTCCCAATCACCGCGTTCGACCGCCTGCCGCTTGTTGAAGGCGATCCTGATGCGCAGCAGTGCGTCCTCGCCTTCCTCGCCGGCAAGAATCCAGTCTTCGTCCGCCTCGAAGGGCTGCAGCGCGATCTGCGTCTCGTAGAGCTGCCACTTCAGGTCGCGTTTCGCCGCCGCCTGTCGCGCTTCGCCCTCGCCGGGAAACGCCGCCTCGATCGCCGCCACCGGCGGCAGGGGCGCCTCGCCCCGGCCGGCCGCATCGAGCCGCGCCAGCATCCCGGCCGCCGCCGCGACCTCGTCGTCGCGCGCGAGCTTGACGGCGTCCGCGTCGCGGCGCTGCCGGCCGAAGGCGGCGAACTCTTTCCAGGCCGCATGCTCGTCGGCCTCGAACGCGCCGCGGAAGCGGCCGCGCGCCAGGTCCGCCTCGGCGCGGGCGGGATCGCCGGCGGGTCCGAGCTCGCCTTCGAGCGCGGCCGTCGCATAGCGCCGGCGAAGGGCGGCGGAGAGCGAGCCCCGCAGCACCGGATCGGGCGCGAGCGCGGCGGTCAGCCCTTCCGCCCCGGCGAGAAGTTCCTCGTAGCGATCCGGATCTTCCCGCAGCAGCGCCTCGCCCAGCGCGATCGACTGCTCGAGCGCAACCGCCCGCCTTCGGTCGTCGAGCAGCCGGTCCACCGCCGCGACCTTCGGGCCCAGCCGTTCCGCCGAGGCATCGAAGCGCCGTCCGGCAGCGTCCCGAAGCGCCGCAGGCGCCATCGCCAGAATCTCGGCGCGGCGTTTCGCCATCGCCTCAGTGAGCGGCGCGCCGATCGCCCCTCCGCTCCGCGCCGCATCGTCGCGAAGACAGGCCAGGTCCCGCTCGCCGGCGAGCCGCCCATAAGCCAGGAGATGATGGAGCCCGATCGCATGATCGAATGACTGCTCTCGCAAAGCGACTCCGGGAAACCTATTCCTCGTCGACGTTTCCGGGAAGGGGAAGCTCGGTGACGGTTTCCTGAAATGCCGGGTCGGAAGCGCGGATCACGACAGTCCAGTAATTGACCGCGTTCTTGTCGAATCCGATTCTGTGAAGTTCGGCGAGGCTCGACGGATGGAACTGGAGCCATTCCCCTTCCCGAATCCAGAGATCCTGGCCGTCGAACTTCCACTCGCTGGCGGCCGCCTCCCATTCCTCGTCCGTAATCTCCTCATCGAGATCCGAAGCCGTCTCGTCCATCTCGAAGGACATCACCCGATTGCCCTCCACCATATAGGTGAAACCCGCAACGCCGGTTTCGAACGAGCCGTTCCCGGCCTCGATGAGGCGGAACTTCTTGTAGAAAGCGCATGCATAGAAAATGAGGGCGACCGGCAGCGCGCCCTTCTCCGCCACCCAGTCGCGGTCGAGCAGCCACACGCCCGCGAAATGCTCGCCGTAAAGCCGCGGTATCTGTGAAAGGCCATTGCTCATGACGATGCCGCCGCGAGTGCCCAATTATCGATTATAAATCTCTATTTAGTTGTATTTTGGATGCCCCATAATACTTCGTCAAGGCTCTGAGGCCGCTTCGTGCTTTTAAGCCCTTCTTCTGGCGGTCCGTATTATCTGGATCTGATTTTCTTGCCCGCGCTCAAAGGCACCCATCAACCGGCAAATGCGCACCGCGGCTCAAAGGTCGGGCACACGGAGGGGGAGATCGCCGACCTCCTCCTCGAATTCTCCGTTCGTGGCCATGTCGATCTGTGCATAGGCCATCATCAGCCAGTTATTCTCGAATCCTGCCTCGATGATCTCGTCGAAACTGGTCGGTGCCAGGACCAGCGGCCCGCCTGCCCAGTCGAGGTTGAGGAGGCCCTTTTCGTATGACCAGGAGATCGGTTTCGCGTCATCGACAGTGTCTTCGCTTTCGTCGAAGTTCGACGCCGCATAGAAAGAATTGCCGACGATCTTGTAGTTGAAGGGGCAGGACACAAGGTGGTCCTCCTCGGCGCCGAGCGAAACCTGCCGCGCATCGAAAAGATAGCCATAGACATAGTCGTAGAAGAATACCAAGGCTCGGGAACGCCGCTTGGCGGCAGACTCCGGAACCTCGAGCCACGCCCCGCCCAGATACGGCAGGCCGGAGACATCGTTGCTGGGCAGCCCGCGTTTGCGCCACCCGAAATGGAAAAGAATTTCGAGGTCCGCATCGGAACCATCCATCGAGCGCATTCTGAATCGCTTGGAGCGAGAAGGCGGCTTGTCGCATTTTGACGGCATGTGCCTATTCCACCGCTTCGAGTTGGACCATGGCAAGTTTGAAACCTTGGCGAAAAACGAGGACGACAGTGGTACCTTTCGACACTTCGCTCCCATAGCCAGCGGTTTGATTACGGGAAAGTCGGGGAATACGCAGCTGTCCGGTTCCCTCATCGGGCATGCTTGTTGCCTTAAATTCAAGGATTAGACCGTGTTTTCCGAACCCTATCGATCCATCCGGCCGAGCAAAAGACCCCGCCACCGGGATCCTTCGAGCGGGCATGATATCATAACCTTTCTCTCGAAAAAGTTGAATAACAGCTTTCTCGAAAAGCGAACCTGCTGCCGGGAAATAGACAGCATTCTGGCGGAGATAATCCGCGTTCCTCTTGTCTGTGAAGCTTGCCTTGAACCTCGCCCAATCCGCGTCGTTGGCAAGATAATCTCTGAAGGACGGCAAGTTCCGGATATCCGCGCCGTCGAACTCGCTCAACGGACCTGTATATCGCCTAACCCTAAAGAGTGAGTTTTTTCGCCTTCCGCTCCGGCGCAGGCCTAAGGCGCCGAAGCCGATCAGCAAGCCAGGATTCAGTCCGGGACCGAGGATGTCCCGGAAGTCGCCTGTTTCGATTGCCTCCCTTAGTGCAGCTTCCTGTTCTTCGAGGGCCAGCGCTGTTTCCCGCTCGCGCGCTGCCCTCGTTGCCGTCGGCTCCTCGGTAATGTCGCTTCGCTCGTAGACAATCCCGTTCGCGCCGACGAACTGGAAATCCGGGACGAAGCGCCCGAACCGTCGATAGAGCTCCTGAAACTCCTCGCTCGCCGGCGCGGCCAGGCGCCAAGTGTCCGGGTTGACGACCTGCTCGTAAGCCGCCGCTTGCCAAGCTTCGAGTGCCAGCCCCCAAAGCGCCGGATAGTCGGCATCGGCGGGAATCTGGGGACGTTCGGATCCGTCGGAAAAGACTTCGACTTCGTAGCTGGCGCCGGTTTGCAGATCGACCCGCGTCTCCAGCTTCGCGAAACCTCCGGCATAGGGTCTGGACAGGCGTCGCTCATGCCCCTTGTCCGAAACCTCCCATTGCTCGAGTTTACCGGTGTTGGGATTGATACGAGATTCGGTGTAGTACCCTTCCCTATAGTCGGCATCGCGTTCCGACGATCTGAGGATGTCGATGGCCGTGTCGCGACGTTCGGGATCGAGAAGCGCTTCGAGTGTCGGCCGTGCGTTCGGATCGAAATCGATGGTGCGCTCGGCAAGCGCATCGACAAGCGTCAGCGCCTCCTGACCGCCGAGCTTCCCCGCAAGCCGCTCCAGCCACTCGAGCCGGTCGGCCGGTGGGCGAAGCTGGTCATAGGCACCAGCAATCCGCCGCAGCGCCTCGTCCGGCAGCAGCCAGCGCTTCTCCGGCGGCACGCCGAGCTTCGCGAGGTGTCGCTGATAGAGCGCGATGGCGGCGCCGAGCTTCGAAGGATCCTCGACGGCCTCCTCGATGGCCGCTGCGAGCGTCGGCACCTGGCGTCGCAGATATTCCCAGTCGCCGCGTTCGACCGCCTGCCGCTTGTTGAAGACGATCCTGACGCGCAGCAGCGCGTCCTCGCCTTCCTCGCCGGCGAGAATCCAGTCTTCGTCCGCATCGAGCGGCTGCAACGCGATCTGCGTCTCGTAGAGCTGCCGCTTCAGGTCGCGTTTCGCCGCCGCCTGCCGCGCTTCGCCTTCGCCGGGAAACGCCGCCTCGATCGCTGCGACCGGCGGCAGGGGCGCCTCGCCCCGCGCGGCGGCGGCAAGCTGCCCGAGCATCCCGGCCTCCGCCGCGACCTCGCCGTCTCGCGCGAGCTTGACGGCTTCGGCGGCGCGGCGCTGCCGGCCGAAGGCGGCGAACTCTTTCCAGGCTGCATGCTCGTCGGCATCGAACGCGTCGCGGAAGCGCCCGCGCGCCAGATCCGCCTCGGCGCGGGCGGGATCGCCGGCCGGTCCGAGGTCCCCTTCGAGCGCGGCCGTCGCGTAGCGCCTGCGAAGGACGGCGGAGAGCGAGTCCCGCAGCACCGGATCGGGCGCGAGCGCGGCGGCCAGCGGTTCCGCCTCGGCGAGGAGTTCCTCGTAGCGATCCGGATCTTCCCGCAGCAGCGCCTCGCCCAGCGCGATCGATTGCTCGAGCGCAACCGCCCGCCTTTGGTCGGCGAGCAGCCTGTCCACCGCCGCGGCCTTCGGGCCCAGCCGTTCCGCCGAGGCATCGAAGCGCCGCCCCGCGGCGTCCCGAAGCGCCTCGGGCGCCATCGCCAGAATCTCGGCGCGGCGTGTCGCCATCGCCTCAGTGAGCGGCGCGTCGATCGCCCCTCCGTTCCGCGCCGCATCGTCCCGGAGACGGGCCAGGTCCCGCTCGCCCGCGAGCTGCTCATAGGCCAGGAGATGATGAAGCCCGATCGCATGATCGATCGCCGCGTCATCCTCCGTCGCCGGCGGCGCGACGGGTTCACGTGTGAAGGCCTCCGGCTGCCGCCGATACAACTCGTCGACCGCCTGCTGCATCGGCTCCCCCTGCCGCTCGCGGCCGGAACGCATCGGCGCGACAACGGGCGCAAGAGGAACCGGCGCCGCGGACGCACGCGTCCCCGCCCGGCGTTCGACATCCGGCATCCCTGTCCGACCTTGTTCTGAAATGAAAAAGGCCCGTCGCAACGACAGGCCTCGGGACTTCGCGTAAGCGCGCGCGGCTATCGACGCGGACCGGCTTCAAATCCGCATCGATAAATCTTCATCGGCGATTGGATGCGCCCACGGTAGCCGGCGCGCCACAATGACGACGGGCTCGCCCGCCACGAAGCTCGATTGCCCGTCTCGGTCTGCGCGCGTTGACGCTACCGGCGGTCGAGCTTAGCGTTCGGGCTACGTTCGAGCGGCAATCGTACCGACCTCGGGCGGACCTGCCCTGCCTCGTCGGTCGGGCTCTCCGAAGCCTGACATCCACCACGCCTTCAATACGTCCGGATCGCCCGCGAATGCCTGCTCGCCTTCGTCGATCGATGCGCTGTCGATCGCCGGGGGTGCCGGCGCAATCCGGGCCACCGGGTCTGGGAAGGGGGAGACAAGCGCAGATGCCGATGACCGGCTCCGCCCGACCCGAACGGAGAGTGGCTTCCCTGATCCTGCAACGCTGTTCCAAAGGAGAGGTGCAATGACCATGCTCAAGACGCTTGCCGTCGCGGCCGCCGGCACCATCTTCGCCACGGGTGCCTTCGCCCAGAGCGCGAATGAGTTTCGCGGCGCGACGCCCTACGTCGAGATCGAGAACGAGCCGGCGCCCAGGCTGATCGTGGATCCCCTGCTTCCCGAAGGGCTGGCCCAGGGCATCTTCTGGGCGCAGTACCGCGTGGAGAACGTGCATATCGTGCCGGTATTCGGCGAAGGCGCCCTCCAGGTATCGCCGCGCGTCGGACATCTGCACATCAGCGTCGACGACCTGCCCTGGGTGTGGGCGGATGCGAGCGACAGCAACACCGTCGATATCGGCGGGCTGCCGCCCGGCCCGCACAAGGTCAAGATCGACCTCGTCGATCCGACCCACCGTCCCTACCCCGGGCAGTCGGTGACGCTGGAGTTCACCGTGCCCGAGCCGAACTGACGAGGCGCGAGACCCGCCGCCGGAGGAGACGGGCGGCTCGACGCCGCCGGAGTCACGCTGCGTCGAATCCGCCGCCGGACCGAAGGCTGGGGCTGCGGCTCTCGCCCACCAGCTCCCCCGGCTCCAGCCCGATCATCTCCGCGATATGGAGATAGACGTCGCGCGCGCCCTCGTTGAAGGCGGTCTGGTGCGGGTCGCCCGCCACGAAGCTCGATTGCCCGACGCGGCAATAGCGCGCGAGGTCGGCGAGCACGAGCCGCGCTGCCGCCCGCTCCGGTCCGAGCGCGTCGCGATAGGCCGCCGCCACCGCCGGCGCCTGCTGCGGTCCGAAGGCCCGTGCGAGCCAGAGCGCGCCCGGCCTCATGCCCCGCCCCCGGCATCGGCCGCCGCCGCGGCGAGCGCGGCCGTTGCCTGCGGCAGCACGCCCGCCTGCGCCAGATCCTTGACCGCGCCTGCGATCGGCGGCGCGGCCTGTGCCATTTGCGCCATCGCCGCCTGCTGCCGCCGCTGCGCGCGAAGCGCCGCCACCGTCTCCGGATCGAGCAGCAGCGCCGCCGGCGCGCCGAAGGCCTGGGCGAGGCGGCGCGCCGTCGCGTCGGCATCGATATTGTCGAATACCTCCGGCTTGAGCTGCGCCAGCGGCGTCAGCGCCTGCAGCGCCCGCACGATCGCCGTGCCCTCGCTCGCGCGCTGCGCCTGCGCGGCCGGCGACACATATTCCACCTTGATGCCGCCGCGCCCGACCAGCGCCTCCGGTGGCGGCGGCAGCCGCCGGTGCCGCAGCATCGTGTTGAAGAGCCGCGTCAGCAGCGGGTCGAGGAATTCCGATTGCAGCCGCCCCAGATGCGGCCCCATCAGCCGCAGCTTCTCCTCCTGCCGCGCCAGCACTTCCGTCGCCGTCTGGTTCGGTGCCGCGACCATGAGCAGCAGCGACCAGTGGAACGCCTCGCGGATCGCCTGGCGCCGCTGCTCCTCGAGCTCGAGCCCGAGCCCGATCGCCGCATGGCTCTGGAACGGCTGGTACCGCGCGCGCCCCTGCTCGTCCACCCCGCCATAGATGATGCCGCCCGGCGTGGTGCGCAGCCCGCGCACCGCCATCTCGTCCGGCGCCAGGATCGGCGGGTCGGCCGCCTTCTGCGCCGCCACGATGGTCGTCTTCGCCATCGCGTTCAGCATCTTGATGTCGGGCAGCGCCAGCATCGCCGGGCTGTCGCCATAGAGCCCGCGGCTCCGCGTGGACCAGCGCGGCACCTGATAGGGGAACTCCGGATAGCCGCCCTCGGAGAGCAGCTTCCGCCCCTCGAGATCGAGGTAATAGCTCGCGAACGCCATCCCCTTCGCGTCGAGCCGCCGCCGGTCCGCCTCCGCGCGCGGCAGCACCGCATGCAGGAACGGGAAGCGCCGCTCCGGCTCCTTCTCCGCCGCCCTGGCGATCGCCTCGCCGCAAGCATCGCCCCAGCGCTGCCAGGCCTGCCGCGCCGTCCAGTGGAAGCGGCGGAAGAGCGTATCCACCTGCTCCCGGTCGTTCTCGGCGATGAAACATTCCGCCAGATGGCGGCAGGAAAAATGCAGCGCCCCGGTCTCCGGCATCTCCTCCGTATAGAAGACGCCCGTGCCGAAGGTGACGAGATCGCTATAGAGATCGACGGCGCGCGTATAGAAGCGCAGCCCGTTCGCCGCGAGCGCGTCGCGCATCCGCTCGCCCGCCGCCTCGAACCAGCGCGTCACCGCCGGCAGCGCGTTCGCCTCGGCGTCCTGCGAGCGAAGCTCGAACCAGCGGTTCGCGCTGTTGGTCACCATCCCCCAGAGCCCCGCCGCCAGGTTCTCCGCCGCAAGGCTCGGCGTCGCATCGAACACCCGCTGCTGCCGCTTCTCGCCCGGCGAGCGCAGCAGCGTGAACTCGGCCCGCATCGGCGAAACCAGCTCGGCGATCTCCTGCCACTGGCTCTCCAGCGCCGCGCGCTCCGCGGCAAGCCGCTCCTGGCGCCGGATGAGCGCCCCGGCGATGTCGTCCTGGGACATGGTTGGGACTTTCAGGTGAGGGCTGGCGCCACTTCGCATGCAAGTGGTGCAGGGAATCTGGATACTGACGGCGAGGCTGAAGCAGATTCCGTTCACTAACCGTACTGTCTCACGCGCACTCGCCCTCCACCGCCATTGCCCCCCGTTCCGCCAGTGTTGAGACCGCCACCCCCACCACCACCGCCGGCAGCTGGCGTGCCTCCGTTGCCACCGGTGCCACCGGTACCAGCAGAATCTCCGCCGCCGCCACCACCACCCTCGCCGCCGAGTGGAGGGCCGCTATCTCCGTTTCCGCCGACGCCACCACCTACGACTCCGCCATTACCAACGCCGTCATTTCGACCCACATGACCACCGCCATGTCCGCCGGTTTGATGGCTGTTGCTACTATTCACATAGCCACCACCGCCGCCACCTGGACCAGCTCGCAGAGATGATCCCCCACTTCCGCGCACTCCGATGCTGGCGCGAGAACCACCACCTCCGCCCCCACCGTTGACCGACGCGTAGCCCCCACCTTGCAGACTTTGGGCTCCGCCGCTCTCTGCGTCGGTAGTGAACGCTATCACCGGATAACCAGGCGAGTTTCCAGACAATCCAGCAGCAAATACTCCCGCGCCCGCACCTCCGTCGGTGCCGGTATCTCGACCACCTCGACCGGAACCCCCACCATAGGCAACTAGGTGAGAGCCAAACGACGAGTTGCCGCCCTGATTTCCGTCATTGCCGTTGCTAGACGATCCACCAGAACCGCCGGCGCCGCCGGCACCCACAACAACGCTTTCAGTTGCGCCGACTTCGCCACGGCTAAACCAACCTTCAACATACGACCCACCGCCCCCGCCTCCTCCGCCATCACGGCTCGTGCCGGCTGCTTCGCCACGCCCTCCACCGGCACCACCTCCAGCACCCCATACCTGTGCAAGCAGAACCTTAGCGTCGGCGTGCAAGTTCCAAGTTCCGCCGCTGTCGAAGATGTCATCCGACAGTTCGGCCATACCAGAACCGCCACTCATAGGCGTTGGAGAGTAAAGAGGCATCAGCTGATCTCCGTTACGCGTGCGGCCCCGTCATTGGGGTCGCTCTCCCACAAACCACGAATCTGTGCTGTGAACGCGAATGGCACTTCATAGTAAGCGCCGGAGATCAGCTTCACTGTGTAGTTGGTAGCGGTGACTGTCGTCGTTCCTAACCCAAGCAGCAATGTCGCAGAGCTGTCGTTGAAGATGGTTGCACCTTTTCTGTTTGCATTGCCCGCGAGGATCACGCTGTCGCTCGTCGTATCGCCGACTTGAGTCCGAGTTCCGGTGCCAGACGTGGGCAGTGAGAGCACATCGACATCACCGATGTTGTTGCTTCCCGCTGGCAGTGCCGGCAGGCGTGTTACATCCACATCCAGCCCGTTTCCCGCATCGCCACCTATCAGGGCGCCCGCGGCAGTGATCACGGTCGCGCGAGCACCATTGCGAAGAAACCAGGCCTCAACGGCATCGCCATCCGTCGAAACAGCGGATGGCGCGGCAGCACTTGCCTTTCCAGAAATTCGAAGCGGATTGCCACTGGCCGGCGCGTCATGGGCGTCCTGGCCTCCAGCCACCTGATCCACATTGTGATGCGGCGTATGGGTACCCGCATTGTCGGTCGTCTTGAGGGTGACGGCACTGCCGCCGCCGTCCTTCACCGAGAGATTGTTCGCCATATTGATCCGCTCTCCTCAGAATCCGGCGGTCACGAGCTGCCCGCTCTGGCAGGCTTGCGAGAAATCGAGCTGGCCGGTCGCGCAGGGGTCTGTGCCTGCCGGCGCGCCCTCGCGAAGCAACCAGAGCACCCCGCGCACCACGCTCCTCAGCGCCGCGGCCATCGGAGCCATCCGGCGAGGCGGCGCCAGAATCCGCGCGGCCGCGTCTCGACGATGCGCACCACCCCGCCGATCCCGCCGCCGATCATTGGCTGATCCGGTAGGCGATCGTGCCCGCGCTGTGGACCGTGCAGTTGAAGCGGTAGAGCAGCCCGATCTCCGGCTCCTCGCCGACGCCGTCCACGTCCGCCGTGAAGCTCGCGGCCGAGAGGTCGGGCTTGGAGACGACCTTCCAGTTCGCGCCGCCGTCGAAGCTGCGCTCGAGCCGCACGGTCGCCGAGCCGAAGCCCGAGAGGCTGAAATTGAACTTGCCGCGCAGCGCGATCGCGGGCGAGGCGCCGGTGCCGGCGAAGCTGCCGGAGATTCGGGCGATGGTCATGCGGAACCTTTCTTGCGGGGCTGCCCTGCCCCGAGGGCAGGAAGCCTTTACGTCGAGAGTCGTAGGATCGAGGGGAAACCCGCCCGCCTTTCAGCTGCCCAGCAGGCTCTTCTTCTGCACCGGCGCGGGCGCGAGCTCGCCCTGCGGTCCGAACAGGATCGTCGAGGCGCGGCCGCCGGCGAGCGCGCGGCGCCGTCGCTCCGCGAGGCCCGCCGCCTCGATATCCTCATCGAAGCTCGGGCCGGTCGGCGGCGGCGCCGGCGGCTTGGGCGGTTTCGGCGCGCTGAACATGCACATGCGGGCGTCTCCATGCGAAGGTGATGAAGCTCTCGCGGTTCCGGCCATAATCCTCCTGGCGCGCCTCGGCGACGGCGCCGAGCGCCGCGAGCCAGCGATGCGCCGCGACATTTCCGGCGAGGCTGCGGCATTCGGCACGATGCGCGCCTGCCGCGATCAGGGCCGGCGCGAAGCGGCGGCGTGCCCAGCGCGTCATGCCGAGCGCCACCTCGGGCCAGCGCGGTGTGGCGAACATCCAGACCTGCCAGAGCCCGGGCCAGCACTCGACCCCGCCCGCCGCCGCGACCGGCGTTCCGTCCGCCGCCGCGGCGACCGTGCCGAGGCGGCTGTAGGCGACCGCATCCTCGGCGAGCGCGCGCCAATCCTCGTCCCGGCGTGTCGCATAGATCTCGGCCCGGTCGGCCGCGCGCATCGCCCGCGCCACGGCGCCCACATGATCGCGCGTCAGCGGCAGCAGCCTCATGGTTCACCGCGCACAGGTATCGCCGGGCAAAGGGGATCACCAGGCGAACGGGTCGTAATCGAAGATCGTCGCCTCCGGCATCGCCCGCGCCGCGGCGTGCATCCGCAGGCCCACGGCGAGATAGCGGAACGCGTCGGCCGCATGGCTGCTCCAGTCATGGACCGGCCGCGCGCGAAAGGCCCCGAGCCGCTCGTCGTACTCGCGCCGATAGTCGCGCAGCGCCTCGATCCCGCGGGCGCATTTCGCGGCGTCGAACCAGCAGCGCGGCAGCAGCAGCCGTGCCGCATTGATGCCGTCCTCGATGCCGAGCGCCCGCCCCACCTTCGCGCGGACGCCGAGGCTCGCCAGCGTCTCGATCCGGCTCCGGCCGCTGCCGAGCTCGCGCACCTGCGCGTCATGCGGCAGCAGGTGATCGCCATAGACATAGGGCCGCGCCTGCAAGGCGCGTGCATAATGGTCGAGCCCGACGCCGGAGGATTCGTAGAAATCGATGAGCCGCACCTCGGCGCCGTTCTGCTGGCAGAACCAGATCGCCGTCGCGTCGTCGATGCCGAGGTCCCACGCCGTATGGACCGGCAGCCGCGGGTCCCACGGCACCTTGCCGATCCGGCCTTCATTCTCCGCCGCTTCGACCAGCGAGGCGTAATAGGCGCCGGCGACCGCCGCCTGGAAGCTGCACTCGAACTCCTGCGCATATTCCTCGGGCGTCATGCTCCGCTGCGCGTCCTCGAGCTCCGATCTTGAGAGGATGCGCGTCTCGCTCGCCTTGTAGAGCGCCGTGAACCAGCCCTTCTGGGATTTCGCCCGCTCATAGAGCCGGTAGAAGCCGTTGCGGCCGCGCGGCGTGCCGATGAAGAGCGCCCAGCCCTTCCGGTCGGCGAGCGCCGGCCGCACGATCTCGCTGAAGACCCGCGGCGCCATCTGGCCGAACTCGTCGAACACTACCCCGTCGAGATAGATGCCGCGCAGCGCGTCCGGATTGTCGGCGCCGAGCAGTGCGAGCCGCGCCCCGTTCGGCAGATCGACGCGAAGCTCCGTCTCGCTCCGCTGCGAGCCCGGAATCGGCGCGGTGAAATGCTTGAGATAGTCCCAGGCGACCGACTTCGCCTGCCGGTAGGAGGGCGACAGATAGGCGAAGCGCGGCCGCGGCAGCGTCGAACTCGCGGCCGCCCGGATCAGGTGGTTGATGCCGAGCACCGATTTTCCGAAGCGCCGGTGCGAGACCACCACATTGAACCGTCGCATCTTCCGGTGCAGCAGCGCCTGCAGCCGGCGCGGCCGGTAGGGCAGCTCGATCAGGGTTTCCCGGCTGTTGCCCATGCGAGACGGATCACCTGTTCGGTCTTGCCGCCGGCGCCCTCGCCCTCGGCCGTCGGCTTGCCATAGGCCCATTGCAGCAGGGTCGTGGCGGCGGAGATCCGCATGGTCGGCGCCGCCGCCGGATCGGCCATCACCGCCGCCAGCGTCTCGATCGCGAGCCGCGCATGGCGGCGCGCCGAGACGCGCGGATCGCTGCACCGGGAAGACGTCTTCGGCGCCGGTTCCGGCGCTGCCGCGGGCGGTGTCGATGCCGGCAGGCGCGGCGCGCCCTTGCCCGCCCTGCCCTTCTTCGATGCCGGCAGGCTTTTCTCTCGCCTGTCCTTGCGGACGGTGCCGGCGCCTGCCGTCTCCTTCGCCGGCACCCGATCTTTCTCGCGCAGGGCCTTGTCGCCGGGCGCGACGCCTGGCTTTTCCTTCGGTGGCCGCTTCGCCGTCATGGCGCCTGCCGCGACCGGCGGCGCGCCGGCGCCCGCCGTCTCCTTCGCCGGCGCCTGATCTTTCTCGCGCAGGGCCTTGTCGCCGGGCGCGACGCCTGGCTTTTCCTTCGGTAGCCGCTTCGCCGTCATGGCGCTTGCCGCGACCGGCGGCGTGACGGCTGCCGACCGTTGAGGCTCGGCGCATGATGCCGCGCCATCGCGCCCTTCCCGAGCGGCGCGCGCCCGTAGCAGGCGGCGAGCGTGTCGAGCCCGAGGCGGATCGCCTGCAGTTGCGCGCTGCGTTGCGCCGCGGCGGCCCCTTCCCTCAGGAACGGCGGATAGACCTGAAACACCGCCACGTTCTCCGTCGCGTTACAGACCCACCGGCCGGCCGCGATGAGCCGGTTCTTGCCTTCGCGGAAGAGCGCCTGCCGCCGCGCCTCGGTGCGTTCGTCGAGCGCCGTCGTCGGGCCCATCGGATCGGCGAGGAGCTTCTGGTAATGCCAGGTCATGCTCGGCAGCGGCTGTCGCACGGCGCGGCGATAGAGATAGCCATAGAAGCAGCCCGCCTCGTGCTGCAGCGGATCGATGAGCCCGCGCGCGAGAAGCGCCCCCAGCGGATGCTCCGACTGCACCGGGTCGGCGCCGGCCGCGAGCGCGACGCGATGGACCCTTGCTTCCGGCGTTCCGAGATCGGCTTCCGCCGGATGAAGTCGCGGCCGGCCCGGGGAACGGCCGCTGCGGCTGCCGAACGCCATCGCCCGGCGCGCCTACCAGCCTTCCTCGTCTTCCAGCCCGAGCGCCCAGCGGCGCGCCCACTCGATGAGCCAGAGCGCGCGCTCCGCGGTCATTTCGCTGTTCACCACCTCGAACTCGCCGTCGCGGGTGACGCCGAGCCCGATCACCTCCTGCCATGCGACCTTGGCGATCTCCGCCGCAGCCTGGTCCGGCTTCAGGGTTTCCGACAGCGGGAAATCGATCACGAAGGCGTTCATCCGCGCTCCTCGTCGGGACAGGGGAAAACGCGGGCGCGCGCGGCGCCCGTTCGGCTCGTCGATGATCGGAAGGGAACGGTTCTGCCCGCGAAGCCGCCTCGGCGCTGTTCGCTGGGCAAAATTCTCATTCCATCAATTACGCATTTATACTATTATCGAGCCCGGGAGTCAATCTATTTTTGGTGTATATGCGTAAGAACGAAACCTGCGGTAAAGAGCCATGACGGAGATCTCTCCCGCCGCCCGGCGCCTGAAGCAGTTGCGCGAGGAAGCCGGCCTCGCCATGCGCGAGGTCGCGGAAGCGCTCGACTGGCCGCTCACGCGCTATCAGCATTACGAGGACCGCTACCGGCGCGCCCATCTGCCGCTCGATTTCATGCGGGCGCTCGCACCGATCTTCGAATCGCGCGGCGTGCCGGCGGCCGAGCTGCTGGCGCTTGCCGGCCTTGCCGATTCCGAGATCCCGCGTTCCGCCCGCCAGCGCCGCATGGCCTCTGCCGCGATCGCCGGCGGCGCTGTCGGCAGCCGCGACCTTCCCGTGCTGGGCGCCGTGAAGGGCGGTGCCGAAGGCTTCTACTTCAACGAGGGCGAGGCGAAGGAATATCTCGTCCGGCCGCCGGCCCTCGACGGCGTCGCCAACGGCTTCGCGCTCTATGTCGAAGGCGAGAGCATGGAGCCGCGCTACTTCGCCGGCGAGGTCCTCTACGTCAATCCGAACCGGCCGATCACGCGCAACTGCTTCGTCGCGGTCGAGCTCGCCGACGGGCAAGGCATGATCAAGCAGTTCCTGCGGCGCAGCGACGAGCATGTGGTGCTGCATCAGTTCAATCCCCCGAAGGACATCCGCGTCGCCGTCGAGAACGTGAAGCGGATCTATCGCATCACCGGCGCCAGCGAGCTCGGTTGAGTTTTCCACAGCCGTTGTTCTCTCTTTGTTCTTGCCTTTATACCGTAAATTGCGTATGTATGAAAGGGCAAATCACGCAAAACCAGCGATGCCCTGAGGGAGGACCCAGCAATGGCCATCGGTTTCGTCTCGCGCGAGCTCTCGATCCTCGCCTATGCCAACGGCTTCACGCTCTGGCACTATCGGACCCACGACGCGCCCGCAGCCCTGCTCGCGCGGGAGACCGGCGATCCGGACTATATCGGCTATTTCGCGCCGGCCTGCGATCTGCTGCGGCGCGGCGACCTGATCCTGGTCAGCCTCGAAGGCGAAGCCGGGCCGGACGTTACCCAGCTCGTCGTGACCGAGGCGGCGCCTTGCGGCTTCGTCACGGTGCGCCCGACCGGCGCCATCCTTCCGCCGCTGGCGCCCGACGCCGCGCCGCCGGAGATCGCCGCCGTCTGCGCGGCCTGA